GGGGAAAGAACAGTCGTGCCTCTAACCGATGAGGAGATAGCCGAGCGTGAAGCAATGGCAGCTCAGGCAGAAGCAGACCGACTGGCTCAGGAGCAGGCTGAGGCTGAGAGGCAGGCACTCAAGGATTCGGCTAAGGCAAAGCTGGTGGCTGGTGAGCCGCTGACTGCTGAAGAAGCAGATACGCTCGTCCTGTAAAATAGTCGTAAACCTAGACATTTTTCTGCAACTGTGAAAGGTGCCTGGTGAACGAAGACATCCCAGCTTGGGCGATAGAGCTAATCAAGCAAGTCGAGCGACTCAATGAGAAGATTCCGACACACATTGATTGGGTCGAACGCAATATCAAAGACCATGAAATCCGTATCCGCAACATAGAGCGGAGAATCTGGATGGCTATGGGCTCTGCTGCTGCTATCGGTGCTATCGTCTCCTACTTGTTACAATTGCTCTAATGGCTGAGTGGATTTTTCCTTTCCCTGATGCTCAAATAACTGGGCACTACGGCACTATGTCCGAATACCGCCGTAGAAACAAAATGCAACCCCACAGCGGCACTGACTGGCGTGGTCGTGCTGGCACATCTATCCCTGCCATTACCTCTGGGACTGTGAAACTAATTCAGTTCTCTTCGGTTTTGGGTTGGGTTGTTGTTCAAACTGGCTGGGATAACCTAAAGCGTAAAACTAAATACATTGGCTATTGCCATCTTTTCTGTGATGTTCATGGAGCAAAGTGTGAAGGCCCCTCTAAGGGGTGCAGAGCACCTTCGGCTCGTTATCGTGTAGGTCAAAAAGTGAAGGCTGGTGAAAAGTTTGGAATACGAATCGGAAACTCGGGAAGTGCCACAACAGGAGCTCACCTCCACGCCACAATCGGGGGAACACTCAAGTCCGTCTTCGGCCCAACCAAATCCAAAGAAGACCTCTACAAATTTATTCAACGCCAGCGTGAAGGGGCAAAGGGGAAACAAACGAACCCGAAAACGCCAGCGGTGGTTCTTCCAGTAAAGAGATGCCCATGTTGCAAGCGACCTTTCGAAAGTTAGCCGATGCTGTATTTATGCTCAAAGATGAGCCTGAATCAGAAGACGGCCCAAGCTGGAAGTTCCGTAGAAAACTAATCTTCGGTTCTTATCGTCTTGGCTTTGCCATGATTATCTTTGGTGCGGCTACTTTTCTTGTTGACCAATGGGGAGTAGGCGTGACTCTTATCACTGGTGGGGTTTCACTTATTTCTATAATCACCACGGCTTATACCGCCTCTGCGACTTGGCAAGACACTAGACTGTATGAGGAACATTACGACTAGGAGTATCTATGTTTACATTTGCATTTTGGAACTACGCTGGAGAAAGAGCCATCAAGACTGTTGCTCAGGCCGCACTCGCTTACCTGGGTTCGGGAACTGTCGGTCTTTTTGAGATTGACTGGACTGGCATGGCTTCGGTCTCGCTAGGTGCAGGACTGCTTTCGGTTCTGACCTCAATCGTTACAAAGAAAGACTAAGCAAACTTTCTCGCCCTTTTGCGGCGTTTCCAGTTTCTTTCGGCGGCGGCTCGCATCTGCTTTCTTTCATGCGGTGCGAGCCCGCCCCAAACTCCATCTGTTTCATTAGCTTCTAGTGCATACTCGAGGCAAGTCTTAGCAACTGGGCAAATACTGCACAGTTGTTTAGCTTCTTTAAAGTGTGACTGCTGAGATAGGCCTTGCCGCTCATTTATCCCGAACCAAAGCTCAGGGTCAGTGGTCTGACAGGGTGGAATTATTGGGGCTTCTTCTATTTCTTTTTGTAGTCTTAGATAAATTCTTTGTGCGTCCATGCGGTGAAGCTACAGCATGTCAAATTGTTTTGTCAAATCAACGCTCATCGGGGCTAGTCCCGCCCCAGATTCCATGACGCTCATCATTCTTTAGGGCATACTCAAAGCACTGTTTTTGTATCGGGCAAAGAGTACAAAGTTTTTTGGCCAAGATTGTTGCCGCTTGCCTCGTCTCGGGCTCAGGGAAGTCTTCTGGAAACCAAAACTTAGGGAACAGTTCGCAGGGCACTGTGCCAGCCGTATGAATTGAAGATAACAATTTCATATACTCGCTGGAAAAATGTCCGTAGGCATGCATAAGATAAGGCTACCTAAGAAAGGAAAGTAATGGAACTTTATGCACCAGAGATTCTAAATGACGCAAAACTACTTGGTATCTATGAGTCAGGAAGCCCTGAGTGGCATGCTGCAAGGACTTTTAGTGTCGGGGGTAGTGAAGTAGGCACCATACTTGGTTTGAACCCCTACGAGAGTGCCTACGCTCTTTGGGCAAAGAAAACAGGGAAGATACCCAGCCAGATAAAAGAGAACTGGGCTATTCGGTTCGGGAAGGCTTTTGAGAGTCCCATTTTGGGACTATGGGAAGAGGAGCACCCTGATTGGGAGCTTTTCGAAACAGGCACCTATCAAGATGCTGAGTATGAGTTTATGCATGTCAACCCTGACGCTTTGGCTCGACACAGAGAAACTGGCGAGTGGCAGATTATTGAGGTAAAGACAGCCAGACAGACTTGGGATGTCGTGCCCCCTGCTTACATTGCACAAGTCCTGCACTATGCGGGAGTGCTCAAAATACAGAGAATGAGCTTGGTCGCAGTTGCGGGCATGACTTGGAACGAATACGAAATCCCATTCAACCAACTACAGATTGACATTCAGCGTGAGGCAATCGTTAGATTTTGGGAGTCGGTCATAAATGACATAAAACCCGACTGGGACGGCTCGGAGAGCACCTACAACGCCGTCAGAATCCAACACCCAGAAATTGAGCCCATAGAGGCTTTCTTGGGCGACATAGGGTTTGAGCTCATAGACGCTCAGAAAGACGCTGACAGAGCCGCTCAGAGGCTTCTGTATGCCAAATCTCAGGCATTGTTCAAGATGGGCATTGCAAAATGGGGAACTGTAAGACTTGACGATGGCACAACAAAGCGTGTAGCGTCTAGACAAATTCGAGGCGGAAGTCCCGTCTTGATTACAAATCGGAAGGAGATGTAATGGATATCGGAATCGGAAGTTATATCACATTACAAAAAGGTGTAACTCAAATCACTGGCCTTGTTGACGGACTAAAAGTCAATGAGGAGGGGCTTGAGCGAATTAGCATCATGGAACTTGACCACTGGTTTTACATGTATCAAGGATGGCAGTTTGTAGCAGAGGAGGGCGATGATGCCGAAGTTCAACCTGAATGATTACGAAACAGTAGAAGAACGAATCAAAAGGTTCTACGCTGAATACCCTGACGGCAGGATTGTCACAGAGCTGGTGCACTTTGATGATGTGCACCCCCGCACTTGGGTATTTAGAGCGTCTGTTTATCTGACCGCTGGTGACCAAGCGGCAGAGCTACCAAAAGCAACTGGCTACGCTTCAGAGATTGACGGCACAGGCGGGGCAAATAACGGAAGTGCCTGTGAGAACAGCGAAACGAGCAGTATCGGTAGGTGCCTCTCAAACATGTCTATGTCTGGCAACAAGCGAGCCAGCCGTAGCGAGATGGAGAAGGTCAACAACCTGGCTGACCGTGATTGGGTAGCAGAGGCAGATAAGATTACGGATGTAACTGGTTTGCGTTGGTTATACGCTCAGGCGAAAGGCGCAGGAGCATCTGATGAGCAACTTGAGAGGATAGAAGCTCGTGGCAAAATCCTCAGTGCAAGTAGCGAAAGTCAAGGAGCTGACGGAAGCCTATCAAATGGCCAAAGTTCAGGGAAAACCAAATGAGGCCGAGTTCTGGAACAGAGAGCTCGTCTGGCATCTGTGGAGGTTAAGTGCTTCCATCGCAAATAGTTCAGGAGATAGCCCGACTGAATCAGGAGAACTCTAGGGGTGCAGATGCTCTCTATGAGTCTGAGGTCGCATTAGCTCACGCCGAGCATGAGCTCGACCTGATTGAGCAGAAGGCTTTTATCAAGACACAGGGCACAGTAGCGGATAGAACCGCACTTGCCAAACTAGAATCTGCGGATGCAAGGTTGCAAAGAGATTTGCGTAAAGCCGAACATAATCGCATCAAAATGAAAATCAAGACAATTGAGACTTCCCTGATGGCCTTAGGCACTCAGGTAAAGCTCGTGCAAGCGGAGATGAGATGATTACACAAAGGATAAGAAATACCCTAAAAACCCGTGATGGCTACTGTTTACACTGCGGCGAAGACGACAACCTTGTGATACACCATCGCAAAAATCGTGGTGTAGGTGGCTCAAAACTTCTAGACCACTACGCAAACCTGCTCATGGTGTGCCAAGAATACAATTTCAAGATGGAGGCCGATTCGGTCTTAGCTCAAGACGCAAGAGACCATGGGCACAAGCTAAACAGCTGGCAGGACTTCTCAGAGCCCGTTTATGACCTCTGCGATGGTAATTGGTATGTCTTGAATGAAGACGGCTCTAGGAGCGTTGTAGAGCCTCCTGAGAGTATGTTCTGATGCCCCTCATAAGAGGACATCACGCTTTTGACGACCACTACACACAAATTCCTAACGCATGGCTTAGGGATACAAGGCTGACATTCAAAGCCCGTGGTGTTTTGGCAATGATTATGAGTCACACCGCTGGATGGTCATTGAGCATTGCATCTTTGGCGGCTAGAAATCAAGAGGGTAAAGACGCTCTCAGGTCAGCTATCAAAGAGCTTGAAGACATCGGTTATCTGATACGAACTCAGGAAAATGATGGTGGACGATTCGGTGAAACTGTATGGGTTACGCAAGACCCTGCGGATTTACCGTTGGCGGGTTTTCCGTCATCGGATAATCCGACCCCTAAGAAGAACATAGTTAAAGAAGAACAAGTTAAGAAAAACAATGACGAGTTATTTCAAGAGTTCTGGAATGCCTATCCTCGCAAGCTGGATAAGGCAAAAGCATTTAGGGCATTCAAGTCTGCACTCAAAAGAACAAAGTTTGAGGACATCCTTGCTGGGGTGATTGCATATCGCAACGACCCTAAGCGTGACCCCGACTTTACAAAGTATCCCGCAACTTGGTTGAATAACGATTCTTGGGAGAATGCCGCAACTGCTCCCGAAACTGAGGCCAGCAAGATTCGGAAAGAAAAAGAACGACAGGCATCTCAGGAGTTTCTCGCAGAGCAAGCTCGGTTAGCGGCTCAGTCTGCCCCTCCTCCTAAATGTCCTCATGGTAAGACAATCGCACTTTGTCAGCAGTGCCTTGAAAAATAAATGTCAGAGGCTAGGCTTAGTATGTGGATGAGTTTGTTGATTGTGCCCGCTGTGGCTTCACCTTTGCAGTCAATCGCAAAAGAAAGAAGTTGCGAATGCTTTGTGAAAGCTGTAGAGTGAATAAAGCAACAACGATTCAGTCAGGCGACCTAAAGTGTCTCCCCTGGCACGGAAAATTTGATAACGATATGAAAACCCCTGTAGATGACAACGGAGACCCCGTCCTCGCAGGAAAACGAATTTGTGGAAATGCTGACTGTGTTTCCCCAAGCCATGTGGAAGGATAGAAATGGCACAGGTAAAAATTCAGAACGCAACAGTAACTCGCATCATCCCTAACTACGGCTTCAAGGCCGCATGTGAGATTCCCACCAAGTCGGGTGACACCCGCAAAGAGACCTACACTGTCTGGACTGACACTAAGGTTTCAGAGGGCGACATCGTAAACATTGTCGGAGTCCTAGGCGTGAAGATGGAAGAGTTCACAAACAGGGAGGGTAAGCAGGTCACCTACGCTGCTATCCATGTGAACAATGCCAAGGTAGAGACGGACGCACCCTTCTAATGGGCGCAGTGGTCGGTCTGGTAACAGCAGTGCTTTTAGGCATACTTGCGGCTCAGGCCGAACCCATCACGGCTACTCTCGGATACATCTGGGCAGTGGTTCACCTGTTTGCGACAGTGCGATACTGGAATGACAATCTTTCTAACGATTGAGGGCGACCCAGCCCCACAGGGCTCCAAGAGAATAATCAAGGGGCGACTGATTGAGGCTTCGTCAACAAAGCTAAAGAAATGGCGAGCCGCCATCGCACAGGCTTGTTTGTCGGTTGTAAACGAAGACCACAAGCTAATGATTGGCCCAGTAAGGGTAGAGGTTATCTTCTATCTCCCAAGACCCAAATCCGTCCCGAAACACAAACGGCCTTGGCCTATAGTCCCGCCCGATTTGGACAAGCTTTGTAGGGGACTCCTAGACGGCATTGGTCAGTCTGAGGTTATCTGGGGAGACGATTCTCAAGTCATAGAACTTACAGCTTGGAAAGCCTATGCGGATGATGGTGCACCTGGTGCTCAGGTCAGGATAGAAGCTTTATAACAAATTGATAACACTGACAAAAAATGCTTGCATTCGGTCAGAAAAATCTTTAGAGTCATTCTTGAAAGGAGAGCAAATGAAAGCCTCAGACAAGATGACAGTAAAACAAGTAAAGAATCAAATTGAATTTCATGTTGATGCATTGTTCCAGAAAGGCTATGAGCTTGGTTGGAACTCAGTCATAGAAGAGCTGGAACAACTTGCAGACAGAGAATGGAATCTAAATAACCGAACCTCATCAGAGGTCATAAGAAAAGCAATTGTAAAAGTAAAAGGAGAGGACTGGAACGATGTGGCATAACTGGTCAGATTTCTGGTATGACACCGCTGACTTTTTCTTCGGCAAGCAAATGGACAAAGCGTATAGTCAAGGTATTCGTGCTGGCTCAGAGTATGCCGCTCGAAACATCTCAAACAAGATACACAATGTAGATACAAAGTCCATGACAAAGACTCAGGTAATCGGGCACAATGCCGCTGTGGAAGCAATGATTGTCGCTAAGAAAGAGATTATGCGACAGACGGGGGCAATGCTGTGATGAAGATTACAGTCTGGGAGCTCCCCAATTGTGTGCAGTGTATGCAAACAAAGCGTGAGTTTGACAAACTCGGTATCCAGTATTCGGTCAGACAGCTAAATCGCTCACCAAAAGCTGTAGAGCGTTTCAAGGAGATGTTCTTGATTGCCGCCCCCATTGTGGAAACAGACGATAGAAGGTGGAGTGGGTTCCGTTTGAACAGGATTCGGTCACTCTACAATCACCTGAGACACGAAAGGGACTTGGGCATCAATGTCCCGCTAGAGCCATTACGACAAGTAGCAGACGAGGTTGGCGATGAGTGACATCAATGACCTGATTCACACAAACGCTCGCTTTGCTTTTGACCAAGGCGTAAAGACGGAGCGTGAACGCATCATTGCACAACTAATGCAATATGTCACCGACCTCAAAGAGTGCGGTAAGAAAGATAACTGCTTAGATATTGCATTAGCAGTCGAAGGACAGATTGAGGACATCAAAGGAGAACAGAAGTGAATCAGAAGGAATACCAAACAAATCAAAGAATCTACGCTGATTTTCGGCAGGCCGCAGGGCTTCTAAAAGACCCACACCTAGTGTGGTCTGCCGATTTAGATTCCATTAGGGAAGACCTCGCCGCTTACCTAGAGGAAAGAGCCTCTCTCGGGACAGAAAACAGCCCTAGTCTGATTTCGGTTGTGCAGAGATTTATTGCTGACGAGAACGACATAACGATTGGAGACTAAATGCTGGAGGGGCTCGAAATACCCAACACTTATGTCAATAACTGTAAAGTCAAGAAAACGGCTGAATCACTAAGCGAATCAGACAGAGACATTCTTTATTCTGCTTGCGATAACATCAAATGGCCTGCAAAAGCCCTGGCAAGGCAGTTGTTAGAGAAAGGCATTGAAATAAGTGACACGACTATCCTTAGACATCGCCGCAGAGAATGTAAATGCGGATAGGCTTAAGTAGATGCTTGAGAATTTACAGCCTGCTCCTAAAGTGGAGTCGCCGCCAAATGTCAGAGTTGGCATTGAGTTCGATGGGACTGAGGGAACGGCACAAACGCCTGCCCTTGATGCCCCTAACTTCGATGAGTTCCTGACTGACGCTGGGTTCAACCCTGACGAGATAGAGATTGTCGGCACACCTCGCACAAGCCGTTGGCAGAGGTATGACGGCGAGTGGCTTACAGCGTATAGGTTTCAGTTCCGCAAGAAGACGGCAGGCATTGACCTGCCTCTTCTTTTGCAGGAGGCAAAGAAGAAAGCTAAGAAACCCGCTCGTCTGCAAAAAACAGACAAGTGCCTCGTAGTTCTATGGTCAGACCTTCAGGTAGGCAAAGTAGATTACAGGGGCAACACTCAGTCTCTCGTAGAGCGTGTAGAACTGATGCAGGCTCGGCTTATGGAACAAGTCAAGCAAGAGAAACCCGAAAAGGTAATCTTTGCAGACCTTGGTGATACTGTGGAGAACTTCGGTAA